TTCTTATCAGTTCAGGATGCTCTTTATGGTGGATCGGTAGCTGATGGCAACGTCACCGGTCTTGGCACAGGCATGACTCAAGCAGAGTTGACCGGAAGCAAAGATCGTTTTCCAGAAAGTTACCAAACTGCTGGCGAATATGATCTATCTGGTCTTAGCGATCTCAACATTCAAATTGTGGTTGACGGAACCGACAATGTTTTGATCGACAATGTTGTTCAAGTTGTAGATCTTGTTGATCTTGAGGGCGGTGAACGCACCATCGCTCAGGTTGTTAACGAAATCAACAGTCAACTGGTAGAAAACGGTGGATCACTCCCAGGTGGTTGGGAAGTCTATGCTGATGGCGATAATCTCGCATTCAGAACGTTGCATCACGGTCGTGACGCAAGATTGTTAATTAAACCTGACAGCACCGCTGCTGGTATTTTTGGATTAGAGAGCGTGACTAAGGCTGGCTTGAGTCCAATTGGCACTAGTGGAGACGGATCAGATGATACCTACGGTAGAATTAACGGTGATTCAAATGCCACAGGTGCTGTAAGTTTCACAATTAATGCTGACTCGGCTGGTATCGATGGAAACGCAACCCAAGTTATAATCGAAAACAACATTCGTGAAGGAAACTTTGTTTTGCAAGTTTACAATAACGGTGTTGAAGTTGAATCTTGGGGCGGATTAACAAAAGATGAAAATTCAAGATTCTATGTTGAAACCTTTTTATCACTAGTTTCTGATTGGGTTAGAGTTGAAGACAACACTGCAAATGCTGCTCCTCCTCTAGATGGAACTTACACCCTATCGGGTGGATCTGACGGTATTCCTTCGGATCCAGATAAACAAGATCAACTTATAATTGGAAACTCAATAGGCTTTACTGGCATGTACGCCTTGTCCGAGCCAGAGCAAATCGATATCGATTTGATTGCTGCCCCAGGACACAGCAGCACAGCCGTAGTGACCGAGTTGTTGAACTTGTGCCAAAATGTTCGTAGCGATTGCTTGGCAATCGTTGACCCGCCATTCGGTTTAACTGTTAAAGAAATAGTTCACTGGCAGAACGGCTCTCACCCACTGAACACCACTCGCTTTGATAGCGACTTTGGTGCTCTCTACTGGCCTTGGGTCAAGATACGTGATAATTTTAATCGTGTTGATATATGGGCGCCTCCATCAGGATCAGTAATGGCAACAATTGCAAGATCCGATCAATTATCTGCTCCTTGGTATGCACCAGCAGGCGTTAATCGTGGAACGGTTCCTAACATCACAGATGTCTTTAGCCGTCCAACACTGGAAGAAAGAGATTTGATGTATGGCTACAGAAATGCGATTAATCCCATAGTTCAATTCGTAGATTTCGAAGGGTTCGTTATCTGGGGTCAAAAAACATTGCAGCGAAGACCAACTGCTCTTGATCGTGTAAACGTTAGACGTTTAATGTTTGTAATTGAAAAACGCATAAGAGCTGCTTCTCGCCAACTGTTGTTCGATCCACATGACGATATTCTCCGCCAAAAATTCATCAGAATAGCTACTGCCATTCTGTCAGAAATTCAGGTGGGTCGTGGTGTCAATGACTTCCGTGTCAAGTGCGATACAGAACTCAACACACCAGATGTGATAGATAGAAACGAAATGCGTGCCAGAATCGGCGTGCAACCAATTCGTGCTGCTGAGTTCATATTCATTGAATTCTCAATTCACAGAACCGGAAGCTTCGGAGAAAACGCAGATACATTCTAAGAAATAAAAATAACTGGGTGGTTTTGGACTAGTCCAAAACCACCCAGTTAATAATATCAAGAAAGAGGCTCTTTCATGCAGATGGGCATAGGCAAACTGGGTCAACCAGGAGTCATAATAAAAAGAAAATTTAGATGGACACTAGAATTTGCAACTCCAGCGGGGCCTGTGCCCAGGCATTATGTTAAAACATCAGGCAGACCGCAGCTTGATGTAGATGAATTAGAATTAAATTTTTTGAATGGGACAACTTGGATTCCGGGCAAGGGCAAATGGCAAACACTAACAGTAACTTATATTGATGTTAACGACAGCGAAATGAAACCTTTGTATGATTGGGTGGCTAGAGTTTTTGATTACACTGCTCAAAATCCAATAGATCATATAGGACAATCTGAGAAAGCAGGTTACGCTGGAACAGCTACATTAAAAATGTATGATGGTTGCGGAAAAGAAATAGATCAATGGATACTAAGATCTTGCTGGCCTCAATCTATAAACTTTGGAGACCTTGATTACGCCTCATCAGATGAGGCCACAATCGATTTAACATTAAGATTTTCTGAAGTTACTTATAGTGGCCTTGCTTGCGGATTTACTCCTCAAGGAAAATGCGAAGGTTGTTAGTGATAAGCATATATAAAGTAAACTTTAAACAGGAGAGTTAAAATGGCTGATAAAAAACCAATGGGTATCGGAGTTATTGGACAACCAGACGTTGTGTTCAAACGTAAGTTTCGTTGGACATTCGAAATTCTTGGTTTCTGCGACAATGAGAAAAATGTCGTTCCCGAACATTTTGTAACTGTTGCATCAAGACCAAACTTGGCAATTGAAGAAACCGAAGTTAATCACTTGAATGCTAAAACATTTATTCCAGGTAAGGCAACGTGGGAAACGATCACGGTAACCTATCTTGATGTTGCCCATTCTGAGATGAGAACATTATGGAATTGGTTAGCAACAGTGTATGATTTCACCGATCCGATCAATTTAAGACAAGCCGAAAGAAGAGATTGGGATGCAACTGGTTTGCTTAATATGTATGATGGTTGCGGAACCTTAATAGAAACTTGGCAGATGCAAAGAGTTTTCCCAACCGCTATTAATTTTGGAGACTTAGATTATTCATCTTCTGACATAGCAACAATAGAGTTAACTCTTCGTTACTCAGATGTTAAATACAGAAGTTACTGCCCAGATTACCAACCAGATCCTTGCTGCGGTGGTTGTGGTACTCAAGTAAAATATGGCAACAAAACATATATTTGAAAATAACTAAACACAAAGACAGGAGAAAGAAATGGCTGAAAAGATACCCATGGGAATTGGTCAACTTGGTTTTAAGAACCTTGTTTTCAAAAGAAAGTTCCGATACACTCTAGAATTGCAAGATATATGTGCTGGCTCTGGTCAGCCACAATCTGTTCCCAAGCATTATGTTAAAGTCGCTGCAAGGCCAAATCTTTCTGTTGAGGAAACGGAAGTTAATTTTCTGAATGCAAAAACTTGGATTCCAGGAAAAGCCTCTTGGGAATCCATAACAGTAACTTATATCGATGTTGCAACTGCCGATAATCTACCATTGTTTAATTGGCTTGCATCTGTCTACAATTTCACCGATCCTGTTAATCTTCAAATGGGTGCAGTTCGTAACGACTATGCTTGCTCGGCTATATTAAAACTTTGGGATGGTTGCGGAAATTTAATGGAAACTTGGGAACTTAAAGATGTTTGGCCAACATCTATAGATTTTGGAGATTTAGATTACGCCACATCGGACGAATGCACAATTCAGTTGACTCTCAGATATTCTGATGTCAAATACACCAATCAATGCCCTGGATTTGAAATATCTCCATGCTGCACTGGTTGTGGTACAAATGAAAATAATCCTGAGCCTCAACCTCAGAATTAGTAATATCGATTATCAAACTATATTATTTAAGGGGCAGCAATCGCTGCCCCTTTTTTCTGAAATGGATTTATTATGGCAAAAATGGGCTTTCAATTCGGTTTGGAGACAGGTTCTTACTGCAAGCGACAATTTCGTTGGCTTTTGGAAATACCTGATGTGGTTGCAGACACCAAAAATGGCGGAGTTAGTGCTTTGCCTCCCGAGAAGGGGGCAAGACCCAACCTGTCTTTTAAAGAGATGGAAGCGAAACATTTACACGAAGATGCTTACTATCCTGCCAAACCAGAGTGGAAACCGATAACTATTACGGTTTTTGACCTAGTTAAAAATAAACACCCTGTTTTCGAATGGATTAAAAAAATCTATACTCCAAATGCAAATAGTGTTTTTAAAGAACCAAACAGTCCTGATTTTATAAAGACTTGCACACTCTCTATGTATGACGGGTGCGGAAACACGGTGGAGTCTTGGATTTTCGAAGATTCTTGGTGTAGTGCGGCTAATTTTCAAACTTTGGATATGACTTCGAGCGGCGTGATGATGTGCGAGATAACACTCAGATACATGAGGGCTTATACTAATTAGTTTTCAACTATTCGTCTTCATCCTCATCATCTAATTCTAAATTAATAAAGTCGAATTCATTTTTCAAAAGTTCTCGGAGGTGTTGCAATGCGTCTTCTAATTGTTTGCCTTTCCAATTTAGCCTACGACAGGTGCTACTTTTGTTAAGTCTTCCTTTTTTTGTATAACATTCTTTTTCATTATCTAAAAGACACTCTATAAGATCGGCATATCCTGCGTCTCTTATTTTTTGAAGAATTTCTTGTGTTTCTAATGCATTTGTCGGATTTGAATTTGATCTCATCATAATAAATGTTATTATATTAAATTTTTAATTTTTGTCAATATTTTTTATTGTGTACAACAGTCTCTTTACCGTTTCTTATAAAAATAGTATCGAATTTATCGCACATAAAGTTTTGATATCTTTTCTTTAATTCATTATAATTTCTTGCACTACGGTATAGTTGTCTAAAGTGATTTAAAATACAAGTAGTCATATAATTAAAAGCTTTTCCTTTTCGTGAGTCAAATCTGTTAATTTTCTCAAAACAAATAAGAACACCTTCCTGTATGGCGTCATCTATGTCTATTCCGCTAAATTTTGCATAATTAGCAATATTCTCAGAGAGGATGTAAAATGCGTATGCTAATTGATTTTGAAAATCTCTATGGCGATCACATGATTCTTTATAAAGTTTTTCATTTTCTTCTAATTTTTGTTTTTTTAAATTGTCTTTATATTTTTTTCTTCTTCTATCATTTGTTTCTTTTAAATCGCTTATAATTAATTCATATTTCAATTTTTGCCTCTGGAAAAATTGAAAACCATGAATTACTGATTCGAATGTTTTATTATTAATATATTCGTTGGCCATAATCTCCTAATTTTTTATAAATTCATATTAAGCAGGCCAAAAAATCCTTTAATTGACTATTTTAAAATAGTATGAATTTAACGGAATTATACTCAAAGATACAAAAAAACCCTTTAAATAAAGCGATATATTGGAAGTTAATTGACTTTTACAAATCCGCAGGCATGAGGAATGAATCAGCGGCTTTTGAATACTTAATTAAAAATAAATTTAATGATAACAGTACAGATACTGACAAAAAATAACGAAAAAACAATCAGGAGCGCATTGGAATCTGTTTTGTTTTTAAAGCCAAAAATTGTTGTGGTTGACTATGGAAGTGTTGATAAAACTTTAAGTATATGTGAAGAATTCAAAGCAAAAATTATACCTGTTTCTGGGGTGGCAAGAAATGAGGCCCGAATGTTGGCTTCAAATGAATCTGGGTGGAATTTATGGATAGAACCGTGGGAAATATTGCTTAAAAAAATAGATATTGACAAGATAGCGGGCGGCGATTTTGGCTATGTAAGAATTATTCAAAATAATATTCTTAATTGGGAAATAAGACTTTGGAATAAGAAGTGCGATATTATAAACCCTGTTTTTGAGACTATAGAAACTAAACAAAAAATAGATTTTACAACAGGAGTATTGTCTTCACATGGTGGATCTAATATCTTTGAGAATGCCGGTCTATTAGAAGAATGGATGTCTTCTGATCCTTTATCGAAAAGCCCTCACTATTATAAGTGTTGTTTGCTATTGTCCGAAGGAAAGTATGATGAATTTATAGAAATGTCTAAACATTACTTGTTTTTAGACAAAACCAATAGTGTTTCTTCTTTAATGATAAGATATTATTTATCAATTGTTTTTTTAACACAAAAGAAAATGGTGGTTCCAACACTACAAAATATAAATATTTGTTTGTGTAAAAAACCATTAATGGCGGAGTTTTGGTGTGTGTTGGGAGATGTTTATTATCATCTAATAAATAATTTTTATTATGCAAAAGAATTTTATGAAAATGCAATAATTTTAGGATCAAAAAGATTAGATAAAGATATTTTTCCAATGGATATTAAAAAATATAAAAAATACCCAAGGTCGATGATTGATAGTTGCAATAAAATTTTAGAAAAAGAATCTAATTATAAAAAATTAGAAAACGCCATCTAGATGATTGATCACAACGGTGACCTGATCTTGCCATCTTGCTATCTCTAATTGTTTTCTTCCCGGACCTAAATCTTTTAATTTATCTCCAAGTTCAGAGATGCTACAATTTATAACTTCCCAGTTATTCTTGGATAACTGTTCTATTTCTTTTTCAAAATCGGGGAGGGATGGCTCTTCTTTAGAAGGAAAATATTCCGATAACTGCTTGTTGGCTTTCTTTAAAACATTAAGATATATTGGATGATTGCAAGAACATGATGGGTTTTTTAAAAAATTTGCAACATCTGTTGATAGTTCTTCTGGTAGTGAAGACCTGAATCTTTCATCTAATAAAGCTTGTTTAATATCATGTATTGTTATTCGCTTCTTCAATATTTACCTCAAATACTATTGCTGGAAGATGAGTAAAATCTAAACCATACGCTACAGATATTCTACCATGACCGTCAGTTATTGTCACTGATTTGTTTTTAGAAAAAATAACTATAGGAGGAAGTGTATTTTGTTCTAAAAACAAAATTATTTTATCTGCGAATTTTTCACCACGAAAATCTAAAAGTTTTTGTTTAAATTGCTCTTTAGAAATATTTTTTAGTTCTCCACGATTCCAATCGCCTTTATTTTCTGAGTTCCAAGATTCATAGTCTACATTTTGTAAAATTAGATCTAATGGAAACTCTTTAACCAAATTATTTTTTAAACTAATAATTTTTTCTTCGAATAAATATTCTTTTGAAGACCCAACACCCTCGCCTGTTTCATTTGTTTGAATTTGCAAATTTTTAGGTAGCCAATCATTTGGAATTTCAAAAGACCCATCAAAATCAACAAATTTTTCATTTTCTATTTCGCTTTCAAAATCTGGCACGCCTCCCCCATTACCAAAAGTTGCTTTTCTTATGTCTGGGTTTTCTTTTAATGATTTTAAAAAATCTGCAAACTCTTTAATTTCTATTTCTTCTTCTTTTTGATTTTCAACTATACTTTGAGTTGTAATTGTTTTATTTTTTATGTAATTAACTACTTTCTCTTGTGCTTCTTTCAAAATTCTAAAGTATAGTTCGTGATGACAAGGGCAGTCCGGTTTTTCTTCAAATTTTTTTAAATCCTCTGCGAAAGTTTCTGGTAGTGTTTTTACAAATTCTTTATCTTTTAACAATTTTTTAATTGTATTTATATTAATTTTCATAATCAAATTCCTTTTTGTTTATTGGTTTGCCATCTTCTATTCTTTTTTTGAATTCATTTTCTTCTTTTTCTTTTTGTTCTTTTTCTTTTATTTTTTTTACAGTTTCAAGGTGAGATCCACTTAAATTTTTAACAATTATACCTCGTCCACACTTTGGACATTTTACTGTATCTTTGTGGTTTTTTGTAATTAATTTTTTATTCTTATTATCTGGTAGTTTAGATTGAATTTTTGCATTTTTTATAATATTAAAACTTTTTAAATCTTCAGGGTTTTTTAATATTTTTTTAAAAGAACAAAATTCACAAAATATTATTTTTTGTGAATTTTTATTAAAATCAATCATCCTCACCCTCGCTTAATTCGAAGTCTGTTTTGCTTCGTATTAAGTATATGATTTCACTATAGAATTGGGAAGCAAGACTTGATGCAAAACCATAGAATAATATATTCCAACTAAAATTATTTGAATATATTGAACCCAACATAACGCCCACCCAAAAACCAGCACACTCATAACAGCCTAACATCTCTGCTAAAAATTTTGGCGTGGTCAGCCAGCCTCTTAGGCTTTTGTCAAATATTTTTATAACATCCAATATTTTTCCATGAACCAAAATATTGGTCATTCCTACGCAGGCTAATAAAAAAACAAAAAAATTCATTATTCATCTTCCTTGTTTTTTAAATTTTTATTATCATCGGCCTCATCGGTTTCTAATTCATCTTCGTCCTCGTCATCCTCTGAGACAACGGCTACTACCTTTTTGGGAACTGCGTTTTTCTTTCCTTGCATCTTTGGAACAAACCTTGGGAAAGGCATATCCCAATCAACCTTCTCTGCCCTACTTGCTTCTTTAGTTGTTGGCGTCAAAAGAAGTTGATATTGTCCATCTTCTTGTATTTTTGTCAAAGATTCAGCGTTTACACTTTTTATTAAATTAATTGTATCAACAATATCTAAGTTCATTTCTGGATGGAAGTTAACAAAAATGGATATTACTCCTTTGAAAACACTATTTTGTTGTTGAAACATATTATTTTTGTGTTTTTTGATTCCATCTTGTAATCCAACCTTCATGATATCGTGACTTTTAGCCATATATCTAGGAAAAGGAGCATCGTAATCAATTTTTTCAATACGAGTGGCCTCTTTGTGTGTTGGCACAAATAATGGCAAGTACCTGCCGTCTTCATTCAGGCTGTCAACAAGGGGTTTGTGCAAGTCTTTTACTAAATTCATAGTCGCATGCACATCTTGGCCCAAGTCTGGGTATAAATTAATAAAAAAAACTATTACACCTTTTAATTTATTATTCTCTGACATTTTTGCCTTTCTTTTATCTCCAAAAAGTTATATACAAAAAACTTTCATCTCTCCATGTTTTGTAATAGTTGTAATCAACTATTTTACAAAATTCTTCACAAATTTTATTTTGATCTATGGGTATCTTGAAATTATCTACAATACTATAGTTCAATCTTTCTATAAAAATTCTTTGATCAAAATATTTTTCCAATATATCAATATGATCATCATTCGCTGTGTTTAAGAAGTCTAGAATCGCTGCTTGCCCCAAAGACTTTAAATAAGGTATCCTTTTTGACATTTTCCATTGTTCAAAAATAGCAAACATGTCATGTGGCAAGGTTTGTCTAATATTTTCATCGTAGAAAATTAATTCTTCAACATTTGAAAAATTCAATATAAGCATACTCTATTACTTTTGAAAGTTAAACCATCATATTATAGCAAATAGGAGAAAAATATTATGGCAGATGATGTCTTCCGACAAAATAGAAAAAAAGTATCAGCCGAAGAGGTTGGCGGCGAACAAACAGCAGATAATGGTCCACTTGAAAGCATAAGATCTGTTCAAGAAGCGGTGGCAAAGGAGACCGGAAAAGATATGGCCAAACCTTTTGAGCAAGCTCCTTTTGCTATTTCTGGCAATGTTCCGCCTGAGTTTCGCTCTGCCTTGCAACAGAAGATCAATGCCAGCCAACAAACTCCAGCCGATCAACAGGATGATGGTTTCGATTCTTTTGAGTCTCCCCCAGAGAGAAAAAAACAACCACAATCAAAACAAGTTGCCGATGCCAAAATTCGTGTTCAAGGAAGCGATGCTTTAGAGGGGTTGTTATCACAACTTGCTGATAAACATTCCTGGGAGCAGTTTGAGTTTCCTTCTAAAGGAAAGTTTTACAACAACATTCCAGCAGTTGTAAACGTGAGGGCAATGACCGGAGAAGAGGAGCAAATTCTAGCAACTCCACGTTGGGTCAGAAAAGGTAAGGCAATCGACATGATCTTTCGACGTTGCATAAAAGAGCCAATTAACACCGAAGAACTATTGTCGTCCGATAGAACTCATCTTTTGATATATCTTCGTGGTATTTCTTACACCCCAGAGTATGACGTAGAAATTAAATGTCCCAATTGTAGCATTAAATTTGCACACGTTATAGATTTAAATGAATTAGAGGTTGAATCTTGCCCCGACGATTTTGGGGGAGAAAGCCTAACAGGTGTCTTGCCTGTAAGTAAGTTTCGATATAGATATCGTCTTGCTTCTGGTCAAGATGAACAAGAAATATCAAGTTATCGTGAAAAAAGAATTCAGCAGTGGGGCGATCAAGGAGAAGACGATACATTGTTGTATAGAACGGCTTTATTGCTAGATGAAATTGAGGGAGTAACTTTAAAAAAGGAACTTGCCTTGCTATTAAAGAAGTTGCCTATTCAAGATGTTGCTCACCTCAGGAATGAAATAAATACTCCACCCTTCGGAGTAAACACTGAGTTGTCAATTTTGTGTCCATCTTGTACGGAGGAGTTTAAAATAGATCTACCACTGGAGACAAATTTTTTCTTCCCAAGGAAGAAGGTAAAAGAGACCCAAGCGTAGAACTTTGGCAAACGCTCATGGAAGAGCTTTTCTTCTTCCAATATCATATGCACATGAGCAAACAGGACTGTATGTCTCTACCAGTGCATGAAAGAAAATGGTTAATACAACGGTTCATAGAGCAAAAGAAAAAAGAAAATGAAGCTATAGAAAGAGCCAAAAAAGCTAAAAAATAATAAAATAAAATGACGCCAAATATTAAAGAAAGATATCAAAATCCATCGGTTGGGGATGTTATTAAGCTTAGACTTTTGACATACAATGGAAATTCATTAAGTAATTTAAACAAGATAGATAAAGTAGATATTTTTTTTCTAGATGAAAACTCCATAACTTCTGAAAATCCTGAGGGTTTGGTTTTAAAAGATTCTTTTGACGAGTCTTCGATCACACAAGAAGACACAGGAACCTATTTGCTCAATTTGGGAACAGAGGATTTAAAATATTCTATAGGCAAATATTATGATGTTTGGACTGTGAGTGTTAATCCCGATCAACCTTCTCACTCTATAAAAAATAAATTTGAAATATATCCTAATCTTTGGTATAGCACACCAATCCCGGTTGTTTACGATTTTAATTTTAGATTTCAACCAAACAAAATGAGGAAAGGATCTAAGCAATTTATTGTAATTGAAATATTGCCAAATGTTCCAACAGCGGGTGATCTCAGACAGTACTATGAGAATTTGGCTATAGTTTCGGATATAAGAATATCTATGGAACAAACCGAATGTCATGGTTGTACTCCGCTTGAACAAGATTTAAGATTAATAATTGATAATGAATTAGTAGATTATCGTGAAAAAAGATACGGATATTATAAGATAAACACCGAAGATCTAGAGTGTGGAATATACGATATTTGGTTCAAGATGGATTTTGGAGGAAACACTTACATCTCAGACAGGTACAAATTTCAAATTTACGATTAGGAGATCATCATGAATAAAAATGAAAAAGTAGTTATAAAAATAAAAGAAAAAAATTTAAACCCTCCGGTTAAATGTGATATACTAAAAAACCCGAGGCCGTCAGAAAATTTCTTTAAGGTTAAACCTAGAGCTTTTCCACAATTGAGTAATTTTATCAAGTCCGTTAGATGGAAGGCTGTGGAAAAAAGAATTTATATTAAGGTTTCCGAGACTGCTTTTTTTGAATGCTATAAATGGATAAACTACATTAAAGAAAAAAATAAAGAATTAGAAAAAATTCCTTTTAATGATTTGGATGCAAATTGTTTAGATTTAATATTTCAAGATAATGGCGAAAATGATGTTGCAACACTTAGATTAAAAAATTTATCCTTAGTTGATCATGATTGCGTTTTAAACTCAAGAAAAAATCCACAAGTTTTTGAAAACTCTCTCAAATATAACATTGTTCTATCCTATCAGTACGAAGAATTTTTTAGTAATAAGTCAAAAAATGATCCTGGTAAAATTCAAGAAAATGAATCTGATGAGGAGTGGCAAACAATAGAGTCGCCATGAAGTGGTCGGTTTGCGTCACAACTTGCCCCAGAGAAAAAGGATATTATTTAGAAGAGACCTTATCTTCTTTACACAAGGCTGGTTTTGAAAATCCAGTAGTATACGCCGAACCAAATTCTGTAGTTCCTGAGTGGTTTTTTGGACAGGTAGTTTCTAGAAGAAAAAAATATGGGGATTGGTCTAATTGGGCGACGGGCGTTTTCGATTTGCTATACAGTGAGATTGACACAGATTATTTTTTATTAATAGAAGATGATGTAATCTTTTGTAAATCATTCAAAAAATACATTGAGCATGCTTTACCTTATTTGGGAAATTTTGCTTCTTTATCTTTGTATACTCCAAGCGTTTATCACAAAGTCAACTTTAGAGGTTTTCATAATGAATTGAAAGACCACAGAACTTTGTCAACAGTCGCCGTTATTATGAAAAAAGATATGTTAATAAATTTTTTTTCAGATCGTGATGTTCAAAGACATCGATTTGAAAATATCTTCCCTGAGTTTGAAGAGAGGTATTGGTGCCTAAATGTGGATCCAAAAAATTCTATAAAAGATGCCGTCATTGGCAAGTGGGCTAGTAGAAAAAATTTACCAATATATTATCACACCCCCTCACTAGCAGAACACATTGGCGAACACTCAAACATATCTTCTAAAAACAACTCGGTTGAATTAGGAAGGTGTTCTTGTGATTTTGTTGGAGAAGATTTTGATACATCTCCGTGGCTTGAAGATCCTGTTTTAGTTAAAAAACACGCTAAGTATTTGATGTAGTTTGAAATATTATTGATGGTACTTTTTTTATTCCCAAAACTTTTGCACAACAAAGTCTGTGGCAACCGTCAAATCTAAAATACCTGAAGCCTATGTCTAGACAAGACACATCAGCAACCCAAACCCTTTTCATTATTCCATTTTTTTTAATATCTAAAAATATGCTCTCAAAAGTTTCAATTCTATTTTTTTGAGTTTCTTCATCATACCTTGTTTCTAAATATTCTTTTTTGTAATAATCTTTATTTCCTTTTAAAAAATTTATATGCCATCTCAATGTTTCTTCTTTATTTTTAGCCAAGGCTTCATCAACATCGATATAATCAAACTTATATCCTATAATTGTACACTCTTTATATTCTAAAGAAGGACCAAATCTTGTCCAGCCTCCTTCTTTCGGTCCTCCCGAGAACCAATCTTTGAGATTTTGATTGAATCTAGAGTGAACTTTTCTTGTAATTAAAAAAATCATATCTTCATATTTATGTCGTAATTTAGACACATTTTTTTGCAACAATTTATCATGTCTATTTTATCACAAGACCACTCAAAAACACCATCACTAGATACTCGTATGTCAGATTCTGGATTGAAATTTTTTAAACATAACCATCTTTTTTTATAATTTCTACTTCCATGCCACAAATGTTTTATAACCCCTTCTCTAAAATAGACATTTTGATTTATATATTTATTAAAGTCTATGGCCCAATTCATATAGTGATTTACCATATCGGTGTTTAATCTAGTTTCAAAAAAAGAATTTTCCCAATCTCCCCATATACCTAAAACCCAGGCATTGTCGGAACTTCCTGTGATCCAATAGTCGTATATTGAAAATTTTTCAACAACTTCACGTTGAACACCCCATGAAAAACCAGTTCCAAACCTAGCAGCCATATTTAAAGCACTAGAAAATTTTTTTACCTCGGGGTTTTTTAGATTGTCAAAAGCTTGTGCAGAGACGGATCTTCTTTCCTCACAGACAGATCCATCTGCATGCAGCAGTTCGACCGAAGAGTAGTTTTGAACTATTTTAAAATCATCTAACATATCTTCTAAAACTTTAAACCAATTATCATCTTCAAACAAAATATCTGCGTCTATCCAAACTATTTTAGAGTATTTTTCTGGTATCTTTTTGATTACTAAATTTATGAGCCTGTATTGTTGCCATATGTAATCTTGAGATCTTACACGAAACACATTGGCGTCTTTATCTATTTTAAAAGATTGATCCCCAAAAGCACATTCTATTACATATAACGGTATATCTTTTAGATTTTTTTTAAATTTTAAAAAATTTTCCCACTTAATTTGTTTGTTGGCTGGGTTGTAGAAATTAGTTACAGCGGCAATCATAAATGTATCTAGTGCCACCTTTCTCGGCTATAGCTTGATATTTTCCAAGCAAATTAATAGATGAGTAATATTTTAATATAATATTATTAAAAAAATCATTATTCCAATTTTCTCCAAATTTATATTGATAATCTTCGCAAAATTCAATAATTGAACCTTCTTTACTCATTAGTCTAATTTTTTTTATTATTTCTTCTAAATCTAAATTTTCAACTTGATGAAGCATAGCAAGCGATAAAACATAATCAAACCGGGGAACATTTTTTTCCTCAAAAAGATTTTTATTCAATGGAATAATATTTTTCCACTTCATAGTTTTGCATAAAAAAACTAAGTAATCATAGAGTTTTTGATTTACATCATTTGCCACGACTGTTGAAGCCCCCGACCTCATACAGAGCCAAGAAAAGTACCCTTTGTCGCAACCTAAATCTATTATACTTTTGTTTTTGAATCTAGAACTAACAAAGGGTTCTATAAACTTTCTTTTTATATCTAATTTTGTATTAGTATGAGGAATCAAAATTTTATTTTTTATGTCGATATCATACCATTGATATCCTTCTTTTGTTGACAATCCCCTATTTGCTTTATGTTTGAGATTATTTATAGAGTATAAAAGATCATTTATCATTTTTCATTTTTCAACATACTTATGTTGGGACTTCTCATCTTCTCGGCCACTGAGAAGAAAAGATTCAAGTAATCCTTGGACCATTCTAGACCATTTATCACATCTGGTTTTATTAATTCTCTGGAAGATATTCTGTAGAGTTCGTCTACTCCTCTTTTTAAAATTGTTTCTACTAAGAAATCTATTTCTCCTACATGCCTACAATATAAACTTAAAGTTTCATCAATCATTTCCCAGGAGTGTTTTGGTAAATTTTTTATGATAATACTATCTGATTTTTTGTGTGGTAAAAAAAGAATTTGTTTCGCAAGATCTAAATTGATCTTTTTCAAAAAAGACTTTCTAATAGCCCAAGAATTAGATTTTAAGGAAAATCCTTCACAAATTTCTAAATTAAATTTAGTTATAGAGTGAAATATTGTTTTTTTCCAAACAATGAAATTTTTGTTTTTTAAAAATTTCATTGCATCCAAAACTGTGGATATTTTTTCTAGTATATTATCGTGTAACAAATCATCATCGTTGATTGGTAAAATAAAATAATCTAAATGTTCGGGTACGTTCTTAAACCATTCATCGAATTCATTTTCTCCATATATAACATTGCATTTTGTAGACCGTAAATTGCTAGAACATATATCACGTATTTCCTGTCTGTATTGGAAAAAGTCTAGGTAAAAAGAGTCACTCCAGTTTTTTAAAAAATCATTAGATTTTAAAAAATCTATATCTTCTTTAGTCGAATAATTCTTTAAATTTTCATAATTATAAAAATTATTATTATTTAAAGAATTATAATCTGGTAAAGCTCTTAAAAGTATAATTAGTTCCATTTTAAATCTCTATTTTTTCTTTAAAATTTTTTATTAAAGTTGCTTTACCCCAATGTCTATTTTTATTTACTATTGTTGTTCCTGTTTTTAGTTTTTCCCAAGTTATTGAGCCATTAAATCTTTTCATGTATTCAAAATCTTTATTTTTCACATACATGACTTTTTGATCATCGGGTGTGTCTATTCTGTCGTCTGAGAAGTATTTTTCATATCTTATTAATTTAAAACCTCTTAAAAAACACCTAAAAACAAAGTTAACATCATCATTTCCAAAGCCTTCATCTAAATCTTCATCAAATCCTCTTAAAGACTCTATGTCAGATTTATACAGGCAGAATCTGCCTTTTAAAAGAAGCATAGTAGAATTAGGCAAAAGAAAATTATCTGGGACTATTAAAATTTTATCTTTATAAGGATAAGCACATTCATTTAGTCTTTGTGCATAATTTTCGTGGGTAAAATTATCCGTATCAACATTAGCAACTAATTTGTTTTGAGCTAATTTAAAAGTTACATTTTGAGAATGATTTGGACAAAAAAATTTAGGTTCTTCTGTTTTGTAATAGTTGATTCTTCCACACTCTATTTGATCCATCATTTCTTTTTTGATCCACTCTTCCAAGCCATCTTTACTGTTGTAGTCGAGGATTACGAACTCTAAATTTTTATAATTTTTATTGTCTTGTATATTCTTTGGTAATGTTTCTTTTAAATCATGAAGCCTGTTCATGCAGCGTGTTACAAAACTTATAGACTCCTCTGCTTCTGGTTTGTTTTTAGGATTAAAAACACTTCGCTTGGTGTATTTTTGGTTATTTCTAAAATATTCTATGTCCGTCTGGGCGTGGTGTTTATAAAATATCATTTTTTAATTTTTCAAATAAACAATTTTTATTAAATTGTTTATTTTTATCTATGTTGTTTCTTCTCCACATTTCGTGCCACATGTGAATAGCATAACTATTTTCAAAGTTTGAAACATTTTCTATAAGTGGATTATCTTCAACATCAAACCAATTAATTGGACAAAAAACATCTGGCGATAACACATAATCTTCTAGCCCATTATTAAATACTGACTTGGATAACAATTTAGGGCCTATGATTGACCACTCTAAAGTTTCTTTGTCTATTTTTTCTGCTACATCTAAACAATCTTTCATAATTTTGCTTTTTCTTTCGCATTTAAAAACACAAGTTGTTGGAAAACAAAAAAAATTTCTATTTCTCTCAGATGCGAAAACATATGGTTTATCAAAATTAAATTTTTTTAAAGCGACAACATCAGTATCTGACCACCAGCCTCCGTATTCATAAATTAATTTATATCTAAACAGGTTGGAGCAAGCCGAGAAACTGCCTTTGCCTTCGCCTCTTTGATAAGAAAAAATATCTTTTTTTTGCAATATTTGTTCTGCGTTTTTAACAACAACTTCTTTTGGAGTGTTTTTTGGAGTTTTATAACACCACAAACAAACATCATGGCCAACTTTTAGGTGAGATTTAATAGATAAAATTTCTAAATTTGATAGTTCTTCTCCTATCCAAAACATATTAATTTTTATATTTTTTTTAGCATCGACTAAAAACATTATTTAAACCAAAAATCTTTTTTTGTAAAATTAAGCAAATCTTCTAATTTTATTATCAACCAATCTCTGTAGTGGATTCTATATTCAAAAATTTCACAATTTACAAGTTCAAAATCTTTCAAAAGAACCATAGACAACCATGGCTTTCTGTTTCTTTTCCAGCAAATCAAAGGTTTTCTGCCACAATACTCAGAGTCTTTTAAGGACTGTTCTATAAAAAAATCTAAACGACTAATTCCGCCATCACAAACACCGTTTAGGTCTATATCTTTTTCATATCCGCCCTTAGATTCTATAACCCATTTAAACCCTTCAGGAACGCAAATGTCCCCTGTGAAGACTTGTTTCGCATTGTCTGAGAGTTTAACTTGACCCCAACGATTACCAGAGCCTATTGAGCGGGTAAAACTTAGATTAAAAAAACTGGTTAGTATTTTACATAAATTAAGTTCCGTTCTGTTGCCTTTTGACTTGCCATCAATTTTTTTTTGTTTTTTTTTATCTTCTAATAAATTCTCAATCTGCAAATCTTTTTCATTCATTTTTCTCCGTATTTTTAATCTATAATTTTTTCTATATAATCTAAATCAAGTTTGTTTTGAATTAAATAATCCAAAATTTGATCATATTGATTTATTTTAATATTGTTACTTATAATATAGTCTAATTTAGACTCTATATTTTTAGTTTTTATTATTATTTCTTCGCATATTTTTTTATAGTTTTTGTCATCGCAAAAATATTCATTTTTTTCCTCTTCGGATTTCCACAAATTTTCGTCATATTTTAATAAATTTGAAGACTCGGCCTGATTTTTTAAATTCGTTATTATTTTCAAATTTAATTTATTTGGTCTTATGCTAATAAATTCACTTTTTTCTAATTCTGTTTTGGATTCTATATTTATTTTAAATTTATATAATTGTTCGTCAAAAGGGTATCTATTTTTTTCATCTATATAGAAATACCAAATTTCTCCATGAGGTATTTCTATTAATTTTTGATTATTTTTTAGTTGATTTTTTAAAACATCGTTTGAATATATCGACCTAGTCCATATATCAGGGGAGGAGAAAAAGAAAATTTGACCCAACTCATTTCTCAAATCTGCGATCCAGAGTGGTCTTTGCTCATTTCTGAATAGGAGTAAACCTCTTTTGTGTTCGTCTATTCTTTCGCCTATAGCAACGGCCATGGCACCAGAGTGGACGTAGGACCATATCTTCTCAATACCACTCACTCTACGACAAAGATAATCTGGAGTGTCTTGTATAAGTTCAAAATCTGATTCTAAACCATGTTCAAATATTCTCAATAAACACTCTGAGTCTGTGTCTGACTGGGTTTCATAGATGTTTTTTATTTCATTGGCTTCTCCAATTGTTCCGTTGTGAACAAGTCCAATAGATTTATCATTATTTACAAAAGGATGATTGTTTATATTGTTGTTGGGGTCGCCTCCATCTTTTGAAGTTGCTCTAGCGTGAACTAAAAGCATGTCTGTTTTTATTTTTTTTAATTTATACCAAAAAGGTTTTTGAATAAATTCACTAGATCTAATAGGTTCTTTGTGATAAACTACCCTTCCGTCTTCTCCAAACTCAGTTCCCCAAACACCTGAGGCATCTGTGCCTCTGATTTCCAAGTGATTAAAAATATTTGTTATTAATTTAAAACTTAACTTTGGTCTTTTAGAATGACCTATGTAACCTGCTATTCCGCACATTATTTGTATTGTCTCCAATATTAATTATATTCTATTTCGTATATATTTTCAACCAATATGAGCGAAAAATTATCTAATAAGTTTTTTGAAATGCCTTTTTCCAAAGGAGATATTGTTTACTTTGGAATTCACGATCTCTCAAAAAAATATCGTGAAAATAATTGCTTGCCAAATTTAAGTCTATACGATGTTTTTAATAAAAAAGGCGAAATATCAGATGTGGATCCCATAAGTCAAATGATAGTAATTTCTTTAGAGGAATCTCCTTTTAACTTAGGATACCGAAGACTAAACACTTGCCAAAGTTATAATTCAAAGAGATTACAAGTAAAAATTCCATCTAATTATTTGCAAAATATAACACATATTATGGAGGATGATTCTATTAATGTTTATCTAATAATAGATGGAGAAACAAAATATCAAAATAAATTATTAAAATATTTAAGAAAAAAAGAAATTGATAAATTAAATAATTCCAATTATAAACAATTTGCAACTAGACATTATGATGAATTTGAAGGTGATGATTTTTATTTAGAAGATCCAGAAGACTTTAAAAATGAGAACACATCTCACATTGGTTATAATCCTAATTTATTAAGCAAACAAAGAGGCTGGAAGTATTTTAAAGATAACAAAGTATACAAATCCTATAGTTGTTGAGCGTCGGTCTCTGGTGCTGTCAGGTTGTTAATTTTTGCTCCAATCTCACCTGAGAGTTCTTCGAGTGCTTTTGTTGCTGCTGGGATTGTTTGTTTTAGGTCGCCTTTTTCTTCTATTGTTTTGGATATAAAAACTCCTATTTTTTGAAGTTCTTTTAAGTATTTTATATTTTTTAAGTTCCAATTAGAATGAAGTATTGTTCTTATTTGATTAATGACACTCTCGGCAAGCTTTGATAAGTGTCTTGATCCCAAATTGTCTATATCTCCTTGTATATCCTGCAAAGCAGACAGAACGTCACCGACCTTGTTTCCCAGGTATGTTTTATCTTCATTTAGTAAAAAATTTTCAAATTTGTTCATTGTGATTTTGATCCCAAGCGTATACCGTGAATAAGTGCCGTGAGCCAAGCGGCGGCACACCAACTTTCAAAGTTAACTTTTAATTCACTTGATTTAAAAAGAATTTGAATAGACCATATTGTAAATATCGGACCCAAAATTACAAGTGGAACAAAAAGTAAAAAAATTAAAAAAAACACAATTATTTTTTTATTATTCATTTTTTATTTTTTCTTTAATCCAGTTTTTAAACAAACTTAATCTTGTGTGACCTGACTCATCAGTGTAGTTTGAGTTGGGGTTTTTGTCAACAGCCATAACACAAGAATTGATTCCGGCCAGTTTGTTTCCTAAAAATAAACCTCCTCCACTATCTCCACTACAAATTAAAAATTCTAAAGAAGTTTTGTTGGATATTGAGGGAGTACACACCAATAAATGACGATCAACATATTCTATTTTATTTGAGCCTGCTCTTCTTTTTCCATCATCTTTTGCAACACCTGTGTGAAAATTTCCTGTTAATCCCCATCCTGATATTGAACATATTTGCCCGACTTCATCGTTGTGATCATAAATATCCGGGTAGAAATCTAAACCTATTTCCTTTTCTGATTTGCATATTGCTAAATCATAATGACCAAATTTATTTTCTTCAAAATCCTCATGACATATAATTTTTTCAAGTTTAATTATTTTTTCATCAATTTTTACCGAAGATGATTTAGAATTTTTAACAACATGTGCTGCGGTGAGAACCCATCTTGGGGATATCGCAACTGCGGAAGCACAGTATTTTTTACCGTCTTGGTATTCACCACAAATTTTTAAAATGTAATGAAATTTTTTACCATACTCAACATAATTTGAATCGGGGATGTTGGAGTCAATTGTTCCCCCAAACAAATTGTTTGGTTGAACCCAAAAACAAAAGAATAAAGCAATTAAAAGTCTTGCCATATCCTGTATTTATGCGAGTAACCACAGGAATTATAGATATTTTTTGCTTGAGTTTGAATCAAATTACATAAGGCTCTAGGTTTGGAGGTTTCCAACCTTCCGGCTTCAGTACTTTCCCATCAGAGCGTTTTTTAACTTTGCCAGTTTCTGAGTCTATTTTTGCAAAATTAGTTCGCATCACTTCGTTCCAAGCAGATTCTCCGTTGGCCCCCATGCTGTTAATGGCACCCACAGTGACCACTATAATGTCTATTAAAGCATCTAACACTTCGACTTTATCATTTTTATCAAAAGCTTCTTGTAGTTCTGTTGTTTCTTCTTTGATGAGATTGTGATACATGTCTAATTGTTTTTTATTATACTCACAAACGGTCTGGTCGCAGGCTGTCATGAATCGTGTTTGATCTTGAAATACATTTGTCATAATTAATTTTCACTTTCTTTTTTTGACTGATTTTCTAACAAAGATACAATTTTTTCTATTAATATTCCTTTATCACGATCCACATTTAGAGAATGAGCCGCCGTGGATCCATCTGGTTTGTAATCATTAATTAAAACTCTTGGCCCCGTGGGAAGCCCGCATATTATTAGGTCGCACTTAAGATTATTTTTTTCCATGAAGTGTTCTATTCTTGACTTGTGGGATTCTTCTCTTCCGGTGGTGATGATAACAAAATCATTTTCTTTAACCACCTCTGCAAAGAATAGTTTTGTTTTTTCAAGAATGTAATCTTTTTCATCTAAATGACTTCTTTGTTCTACTAAAGTACCATCGAAATCTAAAAACCAAGTTTTTCTTTTATCTACCACTTTATGCCTCACAAGAAGAACAAGTTAGAATACTTCGGGCTAATTCTTGTGCTGGGTTGGCACTTCTTTGATAATAAAAAGTTTTTATTCCCATTTCCCAGCCCTCTATTAATAAGGAATTAACTTGTTTTGGAGGAGTAGCTGGTGGGATCATTAAATTTAGTGATTGTGCTTGGTCTATATATTTTTGACGCTGTGCGGCTTGTATTATTATCTCTTTTTGACTTATTTCTCCAAAAGTCTTAAATACATTTTTTTCTTCTTGAGTTAAAAAATCTAAATGTTGCACTGAGCCTCCTCTTATAAGGATGCTTTTCCATACTTCATCATCGTGTTTCTCATATTTTTTAAGAACTTCTTTCAGGTACGGGTTTTTATAAGTAAATTTACCCTTGGCAAGATTCTTAACAAAATAATTGCTATTTAAAGGTTCGATACTTGGACTTACTTGTCCTAAAATAAATGAACTTGATGTAGTTGGGGCAACGGCAAGAGTTGTGACATTTCTTCTGCCATAACCTTTTAACAATTCCGGTTCCCCAAAAATTTTTGCCAGTTCTTGGGTTGCATTGTCGGATCTCTCTTTTATTGTTTTCCAAATTTCTACATTTAACAATTTTGCTTGCATTGATTCAAAAGATATCATCTTGGATTGAAGCAAACTGTGCCACCCAAGAACACCCATACCTAATGCTCTTTGATTTTTTGCAAAATTATGAGCCGCAGACATGAATTTGACATCTTTAGTTTTGTTTA